ATACGAGCTTTTAATTCAGCATAGCGGACATCATAGCTCTTAGCTTTGATATGTTCCAATTGACGTTGGAAGAAGAACGCACCATCGGCATCAATAATGCCGTTGTTCAACGCCTGAGTAATAGAACCGTCCAAAGTCACTTTCGCGCCCTTGGTGTCAGTAACAAAACCCATCATTCCGTCAAAAGTCATAACAGAACCGTCACGAAGTTTTAATGATTTCATAAAATAGTTCTCCTTAAGAACCAACGGTCACAGCGGAAGTTTCAATACGGATAACCGCTAACTCACCAGCAGCAGCAGCAGTTTCCCACTTAGCACCGTCTAATTGAATTTCACCAGCACCAGCAGCACCAGCATCAAGAACACCTGTCGCAGTTGTGTATTTGACAGCGTCACCAGGATTACAACCAGCAGGACAAGTCACCCACACATAACCGTTTCGCATTACACCAGCAGTTTCAGTTTCTTTATATAAGATAGCGTCAGAAGTACCTTCGCGATCTAATGAACGGACTGTAATACCAACGAAGCTAGAAGTACCAAGAACAATTTGGTCAGCTTTATCAGTACCACGGCCAACAGCAACACCAAAACCGATACCAGCTTCAGTTTCTACTGAACGGGAAACGATATCTGAGTCACCTAACGCATAAATCAAACCAGCTAAGGCCACACGTTGATTGATTGAATATGAAGTTTGAGCAGGCATTATTTATTCCCCTTTTTCCAAGCATCTCGGCTGTCAGCCATCATCTTTTCACGAGCGACGACATCAGCAGGGCGATCATCAGAATCTGTGGTCTTAGATGATGCTTTTTTACGGAAAGCGTCATCTAACTGATGTTGACTGTTTGACCCAATAGTTTCAGACAATAAATCGAAACGAGCCGAAATATAATCTTCTGATAATGAATCTATTTGTAAAGTAGGATAATTCGCAGCTACAGCTTCACGTTTCAAAGCAGCTGAGTCTTTACCTTCCCATTCCATATCAGGTGCGACTTTTCGGATAGTGTCTACTAAAGCAGTTCGCTCACTCACCATCTTATCAAGTGCATCTGTTGTTGGAATCTTTGTTGTAGCGTCATCAAGTTTTGCTTTCAAAGAGTCTTCGGTTTTCTTAGCTTCTTCAGCTTTTTCCGCCATTTCATCTTCTTTAGCTTTCGCTTTTTCCGCTTCTGTTTGAGCTTCTTTTTCCGCGCTTTCTAGATCTGCCTGTAGTTTTCCTACAGCTTGAGCAGCCTGATCTGACACTTCGAAATCAACTCCGTCGATGGTGATTTTAGCCATGTTGACTCTATCTCCTAAATCGGGTAAATTGTCGGCCACCTTGCAACTAGCACCAGCGCGGCCACGTTCGACAATCGCAATATGATTGCCTTTAATGTTCCTCTGGACTGCGTCGTATTGCTCGCCTTCCGGAGTAACTCCTGGAGTCCAATCGATATCGGCTGTGTAGCCGTTGGACAGTTCCACCTTACCGCTTTCCACTAACTTAATAGATTCTTCATCGGTAATGCGTAAAATTGTTTCAGCGAACATCCCATCTTGCTTAACTTCGCTTCCCGAAAAACCAACAGCATAATCCCTATAATTTTTAGAATTAACTAATTCGGGGGGATGGTTGTTGGTCACAGGCTTATTAGAAAAAGAAGATAAAGATACGTCAGAGAAAACTTCAGATTCAGGGCGATAGACCCTAATGATATCCATAGGATCTCTATCAGCAACACCCATTTCAGAAGCCATATATTCTTGGATACCAATCCTAGATATTCTCGCTGGCACTATGAGAAAACCTTCATCGGTATATTCTCTCTTAGTAGGTATATTTAATCGGTCTAATAATAACATTTAAAAGTTCCTGTATCTCTGTTCAATATTACTGCTTTTTAAATGCTAAGGCAACATAGAGCATAGAATTAAAAGTATCATAGATTAATTATAGATTGTGCGACACAACGGCACTGGATATCCTGTCCGGGATGCCCTGTTTTTGGCGGAGGAGTATCCCATCTAAAAACTTTACCATTATTCTCTTCATGAGTATGTCTAACCCTACCGTCTTCCGCTGTTCGCCATATATATTCTTCAACACCTAAATTTTGAGACCGTTGCTGGGTTAGTGCTGAATTCAATTTAGCACTCTGATCCCTAGCGATAAGTCTAGCTCTATTGCGTGTCACGTTACCTATATTCTGAATCTCTTCAATCATAGACTTAGAGCTATTCTTGCGAGTTGTGCCTGTGAAGATAGTAGTTTCCAATTTCTTAAAATACTCTTCAGGAATAGATTTGATGAGGCTCACGTTCTCACGTGTGGTCGCTAATAGCACGTCTTCCAAGCCTTCGTTCTGAATAGCTGTTTCCATGTTAACTCCGACCGCCTTATTCATAGCTGAGTAGAATTTCTTTTTATTCAGCTGATCGGAGTTGGTGACAAAAGCTTCAGAAACAATCTTAGCATTGTGGTCAACGTCAGAATACATCATTCTAAGTCTGTCGAATGCTTCTTCTAATGTTTTGGCATAGCCGTCAGCAGTGTACTCAGGTTCTAAATATATCAGCAGAGGTAGAATATCAGTCTTAACGCTATCGATCAAACTGCTAGTTAATTTTAACAATTGTCTACGATATCTAACCTCTGATGATTTAGCAGTACGGACAGGGCTAATCCGTTTCTTCCGTTCCTTCCGATGCTTCTTGTTTAGTTCTAAATTCAATGTCGTCGGTATCGGAGCCAATGCCATAATCTATATCCTCTAGTTCTTTAATGTATTTGTCAGGAATATTTGTATACGTTTCATCTTGCTTAAGTTCTTTAACAACTATCTCTTCAGTCAACACACCAGTATCGAGATAGATTTGATCTCGTTGCGCCCGTACTAATTGGAGAGCAGCTTCTTCTTCAGGAGTCATTTGGAACAGTGAATTGAACTCATACTTTAAATCCGTTCCGTCAGCTATACCTAGACTCTTACTCATAATCTTATCAAAATAATCCAATATCGGCTTGTAGACGCGCTTTTGCTTGGAACGTATAGTATCATAGTAATTTTTAAGATCGCCCTCTCCAGTTGCATTCATACCACTGGCTGAGCTACCTAACAGTCTAGTCGCTGGGATATCACTAGCTGCACTTAAAAACAAAGCGAATCGGTCTAATAAATCTGGTATACCTGCAAAAGTATTGCTCTTAGATTCAAAACCTTCTTCATTGTCCAGTAGCAAGGTATTGTTGAAACTCTTCATGCTACTAGCTAAGGCAAATCGTTTCCGAACTAGAGCTTCCCCTTCGGCACTTTGCAAATAATTCATAAGACCTTTAATCTTCATGATATCAACATTAGTCTCATAAACCATACTCGCAGCACCGTTCGCAGTAGTGTTGAAATTAGTGATAGCGTCATATAGTCTAGATAGTACCGAATCTGAGAAATAATTGTTTCTTCTAAATTCTTCCCATGGGAGTTCTACACCTTCCAGTCTTAATACTCTGGAATGATGAATTAAGGCTGAGGACTCATTAAATCGATAATGGATAGGCATACCATAATTCGCATCCATCGGATCAGATGTAATTTGAGAATCACCATTGGAAATAGAATGTCTATCTAACACCTTAATATGATTTAAACCGCCCTTCTTAATCGTGTTGATGTTCAAAGGTTTATCAGGAGTTTGGCCGTCATCAACAGAAATAACGATTAGTGCTGTTCCGTAAAGACGCGCCCATTTATGAGCCAAGTTGACATAATGGGAAAGACCTATACGGTCTTCTTCATCTATAATAAGGTCAACAATTTTAGGATCCATTTCCCCAGTGAATGTCCTCCATTCTCGAGTCATATCATCAGGAATAATATCTATCACTTTACCGCTGAACCAATCCGTACGGTACATCGCATTTAATTCTTCTCGACTTTCAGTTAAGTTCTTACTGTTCACAAAAGTAGAATTAGATCTTTTATCTGAAGCAGTACCTAAAGAAGCAAGAATGTTCTCCAAGCCGTCTTTTAATTCCTCTTCGCTTATTTCTGCATTTTTACTCATGATTTATCCTCTGAGTTAGTTTAGTTAGGTTTGGACCTGAACTTATAGGGTATATAAAATTTTTTATTAGTTTAAATTTATTTACTACACATTAAAAGTATATAGCAAAACCTAACCAAACTAACCTTAGATGGGTTTAATAGGGGAATCTAGATAATAACCCAGAACAAAGACAGTAAAACTATCTACATGAGCTGACATATTATCATTAAAAGTCATTCTTATATCATCCCCTTCGTCTAAATCGTATATCAATTCATGGGACTCATCAAAATCCAATTTCATCTTGACAAAATTATTACTCCCTTGTAACTCCACTTGAATGATATTACTGGCAAAAGTAAAGAATTCCAAATTGGTTGTAAAAGTAACTTCAGATAACGGTGTGTTTCTTCCCAAGGAATAATACTCTATTCCTGAAGCTAGAGCAGTTATCGCTCCGAATCCTGATAAACTGGGATTCCCACTCATACCCATATTGATGAACATCTTAGTTACTACAATTTTCCCGCTTGCTGTTGGGAGTCCTGAGTTAAGTCGGAACGTCTTTGGGGTTACTGAATAGTTCCCATTAGCATTAGTTTGGAAATCATCACTAATTAGCACACCATTGAATTGATTTCTAATTTGCACATAGTCTTTGGAAACTCTAATTCTTGAATCTGCATAGTCGCTCATAATATTACCCTATTTTAAAGCTTGATTATTGTAAAGCATATCTTCGAATACGATAAGATCTTCTACTGCATCCATTGTTGGATCAATCTGGTCGTCATGTTTGTGCGTCATAAGAGGTGTGAACTTCCTAAATTCTTCTTTATAATCATGAATAAAATCAGTATTATTAGGAAGGTGGATAAAACCTGAGGCGAAGTATTTAACCACCCCCATCGCTCGTAATACTTTATCCGTGTTTCGTTGTATTGGTTCAATAGGGATAAGGTAATCTCTTTGAATAGATTGGATTAAAGAACTGCCTGAACTCTTATCTTCTATCTTAACCGATTGCGCCCCTATTGGTTTGAATTGCGTCGGTTTATGCTTATTCCAAAATTCTACCAGTTTAGATTCTAATTCAGGAGCTTCCCATTTACCACGCGCTTGATCTAGAAGGTAAATGCCTGATGATCTAGAACGCGCCCATATTTGGAAAACAGAATAGTCATTTCTCTCTTTGGTCTTTTGTGCTGTATCCCCATATATACGAATCAAATCTATGTCTAAGGGAAGAACATCGTAATGCTTCCAATAGGCATCTTTGAACATACCACCGCCTAAAGGACTAGGATTCTGTTGATACTGGCTGGAATATGTGTATTTATCACCTAACTCTATAACCTTTAGCTGATCTGAGTCCTGCTTAAACGCCCATAATGGACTTCCTAGCGGTATTCGGTCAGGACATATAGCAGCTATAGCCTCAGAACTAAAAAGCATAGTCTTCCCCTGTCGTCATCGCTTTCAGGATATCATTTAACTTAATAGGTATCCCGTGGGTATAATCTTTGGGATAGGGCTTATTTAATTCTTCGTCATCCAACATTGTCGGTATACTTAGATGATGCCATTCATCACCAGAACCACCCTTTAGAAGATATCCGCTTAGGTCGTCTTCATGTATACGTTGCATGATAACAATCATAGGGACAGTCTCCATCGCTAGACGGGACCTCATAGTATTGTTGAATCTGTTGTTGATACCGTTACGTTTCAAAACGCCAAAATAAGGGGAATACTGAACAAAAGTGTTATCCACTCGTCTTTCCAAGAGTTCTCTGTCGCCTTCA